TCTGGTACGTGAGCAGTGCGGGAACGTGGGAAAGCTCGGTGTTGGCAAAGCTCCGCTCCCGCGGCCACAAACCGTCCACTAGGGACCTCGCCTACTGGGAGTGGTGGGGAACCAATGACGATGACGTCAACGACCCGCGTGTATGGGCTGCCAAGAATCCGAGCTACGGTCTAGGACTCAGTGAGCGGACCATCCGCCTGGAACTATCGATGATGTCGCGTAAGTCATTCCAGCGCGAGCGGTTGGGTGTGTGGCAGCAATCCGCGACTGAGGCTGTTCTGTCCGATGAGGACATAGAGCGCCTGGCCGTCCCTGTCCCGCAGCCACCGACTGACGGACGCGCTATCGGTTGGGGTCTGGACGTCAGCAGTGACCGCAGCAACGCGGCTATTGCCGCTGCGTTCCGTGGTGACGATGGCATCCCCGTAGTGACCCTTGTGGACATGCGCGGTGGTGCCGCGTGGGTGCTGGATAGGTTCGCAGAGCTGGACCGCGCCTACGGGATTGACGCGGTTGCGTTTGACGCCAAAGGGAACATTGTCGATCTCATGGAACGCCTGGACCGCGACTACTCGGTAGGCATCCAGCCATTGCGCCAGGTCGATTACACCGCCGCGTGCGCCGCGTTTGCTCAGCACGTGACAGAGGGGACCGTCCGAATTGGACGCGCGCCGGCGTTGATCTCCGACTGTTGCGCGGCCAGCTCGCGCGTGTTTACCGGTGGCTGGGTGTGGAACCGCAACGCACCCACCCCGCCTACCGCGCTGATTGCCGCTACGGACGCGCTGTACGCGCTGGAACACAGCGAGGGTGGCCAAAATGTCAGCGTCTACTAAGGACGGATGAATGCCTAACCTCCCCGTTCTGCGGACCCGCGCACGTGGCAGCGTCGTGCCAGCCAACGTGGTGAGTCCCGCCGTGGTCTACGCACAGAGCCCGTCCACCGCGACCAACATTGCTGGTGGCTACTGGTGGGGTGGTGGACCTCGTGTGTTCGTAGGTCCACCGCGTCCAGCTGAGACACGCATTGAGTTTGGTGGTCCAGGCGACTTTGTGGAGGGTGCTCACGTATGGGGTCCGACTGACGAGGACAAGGCGCGGGGATGGGGGTTCCCCCACGGGACACGCTTCCCCGGTTACCCCGGTGGGTGGGAACCCCCATTCTTTGCGGAGCATGGTCCCAACCGTCAGTTTGGCGGTAACGGTCGGTTCCTCGGTGGCACGTTGCTAGAGGGTCGAGTGTCCACAGTGTACGCATGCGTGGACCTTATCGGCCGGTCACTCGGAACCATGCCGATCCTGGTTACCAAGGACAGCACACCGGTTGACGCTCCACCGTGGACAGAGAACCCCGAACCTGAGATCTACACATCGATGGTGGACGCCATCAAGGCCATAGCCAACAGCATGCTGATTCGCGGCGCTGCGTTTGTGGTCCCCACGGCGCGGTACGCGGATGGCACTGTGGCGCGGTGGGTAGTGCTGAACCCCGACATGGTTACCGTGACCTCGGAGAAGGGTCTACCGGTATACACATTGGAGGGTTACGGGCAGATACCGCGGGAACAGATCCTCCACATTAGATACCAGGTGTGGCCTGGCGAGGTTCGCGGCATCGGTCCACTAGAGGCGGTCCAACGCAACCTCATGTCAGCGGACGCTTTGGAGCGGTGGGGTACTGAGTTGGCCGTTGGCAACGGCATCCCTACGGCGGTGCTGTCCTCTGCGGTCAAGCTCAACAAACGTCAGGCTGACGAGCTGAAATGGTCGTGGGCTGAGGCTGCGGCATCCCGTGGGACGTTGCCTGCCGTCCTGAGTGGAGGGTTGACATACACCCCCCTCAACCTCAAACCGAGCGATGTTGGTCTGTTGGACCTCCGCACCTTTGATGAGGCGCGCATTGCATCGGTGTTCGGGGTGCCGCTCTACTTTGTTGGTCTGTCCGTAAAGGACAGTTCGCTGACATACAACACCACAGAGTCCGCGTTTGATTTCCTCTGGCGCGCGACGCTGCGAGCTATCTCCCGCAACATCATGCAGGCGCTGTCGGGGTTCTGCCTCGCGCGTGGGCTGGTGGCGCGGCATGACGCTGAATCGTTCATCGCACCATCCTTTGTGGAGCGCATGAAAGGCTACGAAACGGGGATCGGCTGCAAGGTTCTCAGGGTTAACGAGGCGCGGGCATGGGAGAACCTGGAACCCCTCACCGCTGCGGAGCTTAAGCCAGCCACCCCGCCGCAACTACAGCCGTTCACTGGCAACCCACCCACTCCCCCCGGTAGCGCCGGACCACTCGCAGAGCAGACGAACGGAGAGCTAGCGTCATGACAGAGCGCAAACTCATCCGTCGTGATTTCGCATCCACATTGGAGATTCGCGACGTTGACGAGCGGACCCACGAGGCGTATGGACGAGTGGTCCCGTATGGCGAGGTAGTCGATTTCCACGAGGACGGACTACACAAGCGTGAGCGGTTCCCGTACGGCTCTATGGCCGGTGCGGCAAAGGCGTGGCATCGGGTAGTCCTCTACTACGGACATGACCACCGCAACCTCACCAACCGGTTGGGCCACGGGGTGGCGCTAGAGGAACGTCAGGACGGAGCGTGGTCACGGTTCCGCCTGGACCGTGGCATCTATGAGCGCGCGCTGGACGTCCTCACGTCCACCCACAAGGGTCTGTCGCTGGGTTACTACTCGCTGCGGGACCGGTTGGCCTATGACGGGGTTATCGACCGGCTGAGCGTCTACGTGGACCACGTTGCGGCGGTGGAGGAACCCGCCTACGTCGGTGCCACCCTGATGTACGCCAGGGACGCGCAGAGCGCCGGGGGTGACCTGGACAGCACGGAAGCGCTGATCATGGCTCAGGAGGCAGCAGAGCGGGCTAACGCGGGGTCCAGAACCCCACGGCTGGACGCGTTGCGGGCAGATCTCGCGCGGATGCAAGCTAGTCCCGCTGAACGCGCGGTGCGAGCGTCGCTGGGTGAGTCGCGGTGAGAGCAGCTGCGGTAGACCTCGTGATAGAGACGGGGACCGATTTCCTACAGGGGTTCGCGCTGTACCAGCCCGATGCGCCGGTGAAGTCTCAGGACGTGGTGGTGGGCCAACGGTTCTACCTGGACCGCGTACCGGAGCTAGTCCACTCGGTGGTCCATCAGGGTGGCGGTACGTCTTTCACGTTCCGACAGGGACTCTGGTGGCAGCCAAAGCTCTGGCTACCCGATGACGAAACGGTGATGTCTGCGGTGGCCGCGCCGATACTCGGTGCGCGGTGCGCCTGGACCTCGCTGGAAACCCGTCACAAGCTCCCGACGTACACACAGGACAGCGGGACTCAACTCTGGGTCCACCAGCCCGCAGACGTCACGGACCTCTATTCCGCGTTCACCGGTACGTGGCCGTGGGATCTGTACGTGTCCACAGTGTCCACCGGCTGGACGCGCCTGGCAGAGGGGTCCCTGTCGGTGATCCGTGGTGAGTCCAGGAACGAGATTCCGTGGGGAGGCGCTTCCCTTGTCAGCGTATGACGAACGTCTGGCCGTTGTGGACACTGGCGACACGCTGGTGTTGTCGGTACCCATCCCCCCACCAGCCGGAGGAACCCCGCCGGATCTGCTCCCCATCCTGGACCGGTTGGGGGACTTAGAGGCTGACGTGGCCGCTATCAAGGCGGTGGACGTCACACAGAGCCAGGACATCGCGGTTAATCAATCCGCGATCACTGATATCCAGACCCAGCTAACCGACATCCTCGCGCGGCTGGACGCATTAGAGGCAACACCGTAAGGCAAGGCAAGTCCCCGCAAGACAGTCCACTAGAGACTCCCCCGCATGATGCGACACCTCGACACAGGTCGACTCCTCGCTAGTACGGACTCCTCTCCCGACGTCTGGACGAAAGGCCACTCAAGACAACGGGAAAGGGAATGTCCATCATGGACGCAATGCTCAAGCAACTCAGCAAGGAACGCGAGGAAAAGGTAAGCCTCGCAAAGTCTCTCGCGGACACCGCGATGGAGCAGGGTCGTGACCTCAGCGACAACGACCAGGAGCTGATCACGCGTGGTCGGGAGCGCATCGCCGCTATCGACAAGCAGATCGAGGTCCTCAGTGGAGACATCGAGCTTTCGCAGGCTGCGCAGGACCGCCTGGCGCGGCTCGGTTCGGGTGTCCAGAGTGGAGGCCAGGACGGTCCGGTGGAATACAGCTCCATCGGTATGTACCTGCGTGACTATCTCAACACCCACGTGGGCAAAGGCCACCTCAAGCAAGAGGCAGAGGACCGCATCAAGCGGTACCACCGCGCAGCGGCACACATCACTACGGACAACTTCGATGGGGTGTTCCCCAACGCGCTGGTGGGTCCGGTTATCAACACCTACAACACCTCGCGTCCGCTGGTTACGGCGCTCGGCGTTCAGTCCATCCCTAGTGGACCGACGTTCCGCCGGCCGCGACTCATCGATGACCACATCACGGACGGTGTGGGTATCCAGGCTGCGCAGAAGGACGAGCTTGTTTCTCAGCCGTTCCGACTGGCCAGTGATGACGTTGCGCTGTTCACCCTCGGTGGCTACGTCAACGTCGCTCGCCAGACGTTCGACTGGAATGTGATCACGCTCGATACGGTCATCGGCCAGCTCGCGCGCCGGTACGCCAAAGCGGTGGAGACAGCCGCTATCGCGGAAATGAGCAAGTCCACCGGCAAGGTGACGCTCGCTGCTGCGGCCACCGGCGCTGAGATCATTGCCGCGTTCTATGACGCTGCGGCCATGGTGTTTGCGTCCACAGGGGAGCTTCCCACGGTCATCGCTGCGGGTCCGCTCGGTTGGGCCCGTCTGGGTGGCGCGTCGGATGCCGCTGGACGTCCGCTGTTCCCGTTCCTGGCGCCGGGGAATGCCGGTGGAACCATGTCGGCTGACAGCCTCGCGGCTAACCCCGTGGGTCTGCGTCTCGTGGTCACCCCCGGTGTCACGGATGACTCATTCTGGGTTGTCAATGACTACGCGCTTGAGGTCTACGAGCAGAACATCCCCCCGTTGCAAGTTGTTGAGCCATCGGTCCTCGGTGTCCAGGTGGCCTATGCGGGTTACGTCGGTCTGTACCGGCCAGTGCCCAACGCTGCGGTTCACCTCGCGCCGTAAGGAGCGTCCACATGGGAACCACGATGGACGCGCTCAGGCACTACGAGCGTGACGCGCACGTGTCAGGCAGCGTCGTGGTGAGCCGCGGGAAAGCTCCACAAGAGACAGACCCCGAACCGCCGCCGGCGGAAGACGAATCGAAGGAGAGCCATGTACTGCCAAACATGCGGACAGCAAATCAAGTGCCCAGACTGCGGGCAGCCGCTACCGAACCCCGGACACCCCGGACGTCCCGATAACTCGCTGCCCGGTGGTCCGGTGTACCCCGGCCACGGTTTGCCGACCCCGCCGGTTTACCCCGGACACGGTCTGCCTGGACAGCCAGGACAGCCGAACCGTCCCGACAACTCGCTGCCTGGACAGCCGGTCTACCCCAGCACGGGGTTCCCCCCGGATCTGCCGGACAACACGCTGCCAGGCGGCCAACCGTCCACACCGGACAACGAGCTGCCGGAAACCGGGGAACCCAAGTAGTCCCCTTAGGACGGTCCCCGGGCTGACCCCCCGCGATCAGGGGACCAGGGGGTGGCCACGGCCGCATACGTGGTCACCCCCGTCCACAAGAGAGGCAGCGCAATGACGTACCCCACCCCGGCACCACCCCCCGGCGCGCCACGAGGCGGTGAGCGCGCAGGACTGGACCAACTCAAAAAGATGATCGGCTCACAGACCACAAAGGATGATGCGCTGTTGGGCATGTGTCTGGCCGCTGCGGGGACGTGGGTCTATGACCGCGTGCATTCTCAGTTTGTCCAGGAACCCGCCGTGGTCCAGGCGGTACTCATGTTGGCCGCGCGGCTCTACAAGCGTCGGCAGTCGCCGGAGGGGGTTACGGGGTTCGCGGAGATGGGTGTGTCCATTGTGGTGTCCCGTGACCCCGACGTGGAACGGCTGATAGAGCACTACGTCGATGCTGGCTGGGTGTGGGGTATCGGATGATCCAGGAGATTCGCCTAGCTCTCGCGGAAGCGTTGCGGCATTCAGGGACGGAAACGTGGACCTATCACCCCGATGACCCCAACATGGTCCCGTGCTACGTGGTGGCTAAGCCGACGCTTGACGTGGACGTCCAGCTGATGCAATTCGCTGTCCCTGTGTGGGCTATCGGCCGCCGTCTGTCCGATGAGGACGCACAGGTGGAGCTTGACAGCCTCGCGGACGTCGCGGTCAACCTCTTGCGCGGTCCGGACGTCGCGGTGGTCCGCGTGGAACCCGTGGTGGCCACCATCAGTGAGCAGAGCTACCCCGCGTACGTGATTCATTGCCTCGTGGGAGCGTCCGTCTGTTACCCCACCAGCGGTGGCGCGGGGGTAGCTCCACCCCGTCCTAACCCGCCACCAGCGTCTTTACCTGGTCCACCTGGACCTGAGGGACCCCCCGGACCGATCGGCCCGCAGGGACCCGCTGGACCGGTTGGCGACGAGGGACCGCAAGGCGACCCCGGACCGACTGGCGAGGCTGGTCCAGCCGGTCCCGCCGGTCCCGCCGGTACGGATGGCGTGGACGGTGCCACCGGCGCTACCGGTCCAGCTGGACCAGAGGGTGTCAATTGGCGCGGGCTGTGGGACTTTGCCACCGCGTACGCGGTTGACGACATTGTGGACTACGGCGGTGCGGTCTGGATTGCCACCGCGCCTAACACCAACCTTCCGTCACCGACCCACCCAGAAGCGTGGGATCTGTTCGTCGACAAAGGACAGCCCGGAGCCACGGGTCCAGCTGGACCGCAAGGCGTGGCCGGTCCACAAGGTCCGCAAGGCGTCAAAGGCGATACCGGCGCGACGGGTCCACAAGGTCCGATCGGTCCAGAGCCAACCGTCAAGCCACCACAGATCGACACGTATACCACGCCTGGCGCGTTCACCTGGACCAAACCAGCGGGAGCAACCTCGCACACCATCATTGTCCAAGGTGGAGGCGGTGGCGGTGGGTCCGGTCGGCGGGGTGCCGCTGGAACGATTCGCGTAGGCGGTGGTGGTGGCGCGGGTAGCGCGGGCATCCTGCGCGAGATTCCATCATCGGCGTTGCCTGCCGTGGTTAACGGCGCGGTTGGCGCTGGTGGCGCTGGTGGCGCGGCGGTGACCACCGATGACACGAACGGGAACCCCGGTGGCACTAGCTCAGCAACGCGCTTTGGTCCAGGCGCTAGCGATACGTGGACCGGTCTACAGGGTTTCTCTGGCTTTGGCGGGACGGTGAACAGCGGCGCCGGTGGAACAGCGGTCCCCGGTGCCAACGCGGGGGGAGCCTCTACCGCAACCGGTGGCGCTGGCGCGGTTGGTCTGATCACCACGCTTACCGGCGCGTCCAGCGGTGGTGGTGGCGGTGGCATGCCCGCAAGCAACGTCCCTGGCAACGGTGGCGCGGGTATCCGCAGACCTGAGCTATGGAACTACACAAGTTTCGGTGCGGGGGTCGGTGGCGTGGTCGGCGGTGATGGTGTTTCGGACATCATCGTTCCTCCCGCCGCGCCGATGCTCCCTGGCGTTGGTGGCTCTGGCGGTGGCGCCGGTAGCGGTGGCGCTGGTGGCAAAGGCGGTGACGGGTTACGCGGCGGTGGAGGTGGTGGAGGTGGAGCCAGCGTCAATGGCTTTGATTCCGGCGCGGGTGGTAAGGGTGGCGACGGATTCGTGCAAGTCATCACCTACTTCTAAACAGGACAGTCCAGAAAGGACAGCAGCATGACAGCACCAGCGCTAGCCGCAGCGGGCATTTCCGTAGACCCGCTGTTCGTTCGATGGATTCAGCTTGAGGTGACGGACCGGGATGGCATGGTCCACACGTTCCAGTGTGAGGTAACTCAGGCTGGACTCACCTCGACCGGTGGTGACGCGGTGTCGCTTACCACGCTCTGTCCTGAGGGGAGTTTCAGCGAGAACGCGGAACGGGTCTGGCAACTCGCCATCACCGGTGTCCAGGACTTCACCACATTGGACAGTCTCGTCATGTTCCTCCTACAGCATGACGGGGAGGAAGGGACGTTCATCTATTACCCGCGGGTCGACAAGGCTGGCGGTCCGGTGGGCTACGGGTTCACCGGTACGGTGACGTTCACCCCGCCGGACAACGTGGGTAACGCAGCGTCCGGCGCCTATGCCACGTTCACCGCGACTCTCCCGCTTAAGGGGAAGTACAGCATTGTGGACGCTAGCGGCGCGCCGCTGGTCATCGTGGCGGCCACGGCTACCGCTGGTGCGCCGGGGTACATCGGTCCGACCGGTGCGCCGGTGCCGGCAGATCTCGCGGCACTGAACGCTGCGGGACTCACCGCGAACCCCACCACCGCATGGGAAACGGGTCTGTACGTGGTCCTAGGCGACGCGTCAAAGGCTGCGTGGAACGGGACTACGTACATCGTTGCTCCCACCCCGCCGGTGAAGTCCGCAGCCAAAGCGGGGGACGTCTTCCCAGCGGAAGCCACCATCACCGCGAGCGATTCCACCAACGCGGCAAAGCTCGCTGGTCTGGGTTACGTCGCATCCCCGCTCACCGCCTGGACCACGGGCCAGAAGATGACAGTGGGAACGTTCGATTTCAACTGGTCCGGTACAGCGTGGGCAGCGGGAGCGCACGCCTAGCCTGGCGTGGCACCACATAGGACGGTGGGTGGCCTTGTGAGGGGACACGGGCTGCAAGGCCACCCACTCATCACGGACGAGGGAGTATCCACATGAGACAGAGATTCGCGATTGAGCTGGACGATGGCACCGTCACTGAGATTGACCAGGACGCGCGCGACATCCGCGCATGGGAGGCAGAGTACGGGGAGTCGTGGCTCAGTACCCCGCTGAGCTATACGCAGACCGCGCAGATTGCCTATCTGGCCGCTGTCCGCTTAGGAGTGTACGGGGACCGGTTCGCGTCCTATAAGGACTTTGACGTACACGCGGTGGAGGTCCGAGGGATTCCTAATCCCACGTTGGTCGGAAACCCTACCCGCGAGGGAGCTACGGACGCTCCCTCGTCAACCTCGCGCTCAGGGTCGGCTGCCTCCCGTCCGCGCTCGAAAGCGAAGGTCCGGACGTAGTAGCGACGTACATCGACATCCTGACGGAACCGTCCCCAGTGGACGCTCCCCGGGTACAGACGGAAGCGGAGCTAGAGACAGAGCTGGCGCGCATGTGGCCAATGGAAGCGAGGCAGTGAGTGGGCATCACGGTGAAGGGGTTAGACACGGTGGTCAACCGGCTGCGTCGCATGCCTAGCGTGGTCCAGGTTGCGGCGGTGGACCACATCACGCGACAGGAGGTCACCCCGATGGCCCGCGACATGCGTAGGCGCGCCGGTGGGCTTGGTGGCATCCCCGCGATTGCTTCCCGCACCATCCGCGTATCCACGCTCAAAAACGGTGCCAGAGCGCACGCTGGCGGGTCAGGAACGCTAGGGGGTGTACTCACCAAGGGTGCTGAGTACGGCGGTGGCAGACGTCCTAAGCGCGCCTACGTGACCCGCTCGCGCAAGGGACTCCCGTACGTGGTCAAGCGCCATACCACCAGACAGTTTCACCCGTTCCTAGGCACGCGCGGTTACTGGTTCTGGCCAACGGTGCGCCTGGACCTCAAAGGCGTCCGCAAGCGCATCAAGGTAGCTGTGGTCAAGGCGGCCAACCGTGGCAACTAGCAATGACATTACGATCGGTGTCACCGCGGACAGCAAGGGTGTCCAAACTGGACTCGCGCCAGCGATCACCTCGCTTGACAAGCTCGGCGCGGCGGCAGGCAAGACAGACAAGCAACTTGACGCGTTGGCCAACACCAAGATTCCGCCAGTCAAAGTCACGGTGCGGGACGAGGCAATCAAGGCCACCAAAGCAAAGATGGCCGTTCTCCGCGACGAGATCGCGCGTGGCGTGGTCATGGGTGTGGACACAAAGGACGCTCAGAAACAGCTACGTCAGCTTGAGGCTACGGTCAAACAGCTGGACAGGATGGACCCAAAGATCGAGCCGGAGGTAACTGGCTTTGGTCGGGCCAAAGCGCAGCTAGCGGGATTGACCGCAGCGACGGACGCAGCGGGGTTCAGCGGGCTGTCTGCTGCCAAGAGTCTGGGTCCGCTGGGTTTTGTGGCTGCAATGGGAGCGCTAGAGGTCAAGGCCAGCCAGACCGCCGCGAGCATGGAAACCATGCGCATCGCATTGAAGAATGTCATTCGCGACGGCGGGGACGTCGACAAGATTCTCAGCGACATCCAGGAATTTGGTAACACCACACCGTTTGAGTTCCCCGAATTGGTCGACACCGCAAAGATCCTCGTCAGTATGGGTGTGTCCTCATCGGAGCTACTGAAAACGATGAAGGACCTAGGCGCGGTGGCTGCGGCCACGTCGGTGCCGATCCAGGATGTTGCGCTCATCTATGGCCAGATGTTGAGTCGTGGCAAGGTGAACGCGGAGGACATGCTACAGCTGACGCAGCGTGGCGTACCCGCGTGGGAGGCGTTGGCCAAAGCCACCGGTAAGAACATCCCCGAACTACAGGAACTAGCCAGCCAGGGAAAGCTCACCCGTACCGAGATTGAGGCTATGGGGAAAGAGCTAGGCGCGATGTTCCCCAACTCCATCAGCGAGCAAGCGGCGAGCGTCAATGGCCAGATGTCCACATTGAACGACAACATGTCTGTGCTCGGTGACCAGATGGGTTCCGTCATCAATCCGATGCTGAACCAGTTTTTGGGGACACTAAACAAGATCCTGGCTAACGACATCGTCAAGGGTGGATTGACGGGGTTGCTCGTCGGTCCAGTGTTCACCATCCCTCACCTGGTCAAAGAGTTTGACAAGCTGATCAACGGCACCAAGGAATTGACAGCGGTAACCAAGCCTGCCACCGCAGCGTCTAACGACTCTGCCGCTATGGCGCTGGCCGCTAGCAAAGACTGGGCTGCCTACGCGGACGCGACGGACGAGGCGCGCAAGAGTGTGGAGGGGTTGACCCAAAAGCTGGACATCCTCAATGGAAACGCGCTGGACGCTCGCGAGGCTGCGCGCAACTACGAGGAGGGGTTAGACAAGCTCAAAGAGGCGTTGAAAACAAACGGAAAGACGCTGGACACCAGCACCGAGAAGGGCCGCGCGAACCAGGAGGCGCTGGACAGTCAGGCGGAAGCGATTGAGGCATTGACTACCGCGCAGCTGGAAGACGCGCGGGCCAACGGTAAGTCCACAGCGGACATCCTCACGAACTATGGCAAGCAGCGCCAGGCGCTTATGGCTATGGCGCAACAGTTCGGCATGACTGAGGCTGAGGCAAAGGACTATGTGGACACTCTCCTCAAGACCCCGGACAAGCTCAAGACGGACGTTCAGCTGCTCGGACTGGATGCCGCGCGGCGCGGGCTGTCAGATCTGACGGACCCTAAGCAAGTCCAAATCGCTATCAACCTCGCGGAGAACGAGGACAAACGGCTGTTGGACAAGTTGCAACGCAGCGAGGTTGGCTGGTCCGCTGGTCCCGCTGGTGGCGGTGGCACTAAGTCCGCGCCACAGTCTGCGCCACAGGGTTACCAGCCGATCGGACAACAGTCCTTTGCGGACTCGCAGCTGATGGCCGCGCGGGGTCTGGGTATGTTCCCTGATGTCACGCTGGCCGCGCCACGAGGTCACACCAGCCTTAACGCGCTCCCCGGGATGCCTAGCGCTCTGGCTGGTCCCGCGACACAGGTTGTGGTCCAGGTCCAGGACCGGCGACTGTCGGACCTCATCAATGTCCAGGTACGCAACGCGGCCACCACGGCGGTACGCGGTCTGACTACGCGGAAGGTGGTTCAGGTCGGATGACCGTTGCACTGTCCTACGTGGACGCTTACGGCTACGTCAAGTTTTCCGTGACTGGCGCTCCCGCGGGTTACACCCTCAAGCGCCTGGACCCGTTCTCCACCACGCTACAGACCATCGTGGGTTACGAATCGTCCGGCTGGATAAGCGGTGGCGCGGGCTACGGTGAGGACTACCGGCCACCGCTGGGTACCTCGGTGAAGTACGTACTCGCGCCGGTTACCGCTACGGCTGACAATCCAGGCTATGACTATGCGTACATCAACACACCGTCCAATGTGGCTTGGCTGCGCGACATTACTAAGCCGGCACTGAGCCAGCGCGTCATCGTAGTGACCACCGGCGATGAGCAGGAACCAGCGCGACAGTCCATATACGACATCAGCGGCCGGCATCTCCCGCTGGTGGTGTTCGATGTCCGGCAGGGTAGGCGCGGGACGCTGGTGCTGTTGATTACCAACTACGTCGACGCGTCGGGGGTTCAGGTACGTACCGGTAGGGACAGCCGCGTGGCCATAGAGCGGCTACTGGCCACCGGCGCGCCGTTGCTGCTCACCATGTGCAACTCAAAGGTCTGGACGCCTTGCATGATGGCGATTGGCAACGCGACGTTTACCCGCTTTGGTTCCCGCGACACGTGGACGCTCTCAATGGACTATGTGGAGGTTGACGACCCGCTGAACTACGCCATCACGCGGATAGCGAGTCCAACGTGGGCAGACCATTTCAACAACACCGGCGGCCTGGCGCACGCTGGTGACCCGCCACCGCCGGTCCTCTATTCGCAGCTGAAAGCGCGGTATGCCAACTATCTGAGCGTCGCTACGGGGACGAGACGGGACTAGTTATGAGCCACAAGGTAACCAAGGGAATCTATTCCGCCACGGTGCCAGACCTGACGGACGTAGCTGACATCCCCGCAGACATGACCCAGCTAGCCTCTGACCTATTGACCAACATGGTTACGTTGGACGATTCGATTCAGACTGGCAACGCGTCGGTGGTGTTCGCAAACGCAGCAACAGCAAGCGTGCGCGTCAACTACCCGCGACCCTACGCAGCAACCCCGGTGGTGATGGCTACCGCGAGGAACGCGACCACGTGGGCATCCGTGACCGGTAGCGACGCGACGGGGTTCACTATGAACCTCACTCGCATCAATCCATCGTCCAACACCTATCAGGCGTACTGGCTCGCCATCCCGTTGGGCTGAGCGATGCTGGTAACCGTCCCCGACGTCCGCGATGTAGAGCGCCGTACCCACACTCTTGAGGGTCTGGCTTATGTCCGCGCGCCTGAGGGTGGGACGTGGGAACCGCTGTTGGTGGTTAGCGGCTCTATCACCATCAATCCACTAGGGACGCTGCCTAGCCGGACTTGCAACATCACGGTGTTGGGCTGGACCAACACGCTAGATGACATCTTCGATGTGGCGAGCATCTATGGTTCCTGGCTACGCCTACACCACAAGGTGACCCGCACCAACGGAACGTATTTCACCGCGCCGTTGGGTTACTTCCGTCTGAACGCGGCCACGCCGCATTACCTGGATGGAAGCGTGGACCTCGCTGGCGAGGATGCCGGTTGCCTGACACAGGACATGGCACTACAGACCCTCAAAGAGGGACAGGTACTCACCACAGAGACGTACGTGGACCGCATTAGCTACATCATGCGACAGCCGCTCGCCGGCATCGTTCCATGGTGGACGGACCCCGACGGATTCGACCCTGGCGTGAGTCCACCCACGACAAAGCCAAAGGCGCGTATCCAGCGCGAGGGTTCCAGAGTGGACGCTGCTGAGTTCCTGACCAACGCCATTGGTCGAGAGATCTCGATGCCGTTGACTGGCGCGTCCGCATACAAGCTGGTGATTCCGCGGGATGCGGGGGACCCGTCTGACGTTACGGTGCGCGGTGGTGAGCTAGGCAACCTCGTGGAAGCAACCGCCGTAATGGACCGCCGTGGCATCGTCAACACCGCGCTGATGAAGTACACCACCGAGACAGCTACGGCCGGTGCTCGCACCGTGATCCGTCAGCGTCGCATCGTGACCTCCTATGTGGACGCTGACAGCGACGTCCGCAGCGGTGGACCGTTCGGACGCGTCACGCTGGAAGTCAACTCAACTAACACCATCACCGACGCAGAAGCGGAAGCGCTGAGTACCGCAGCCATCCGTCAGACCCTCACCGTGGCGCGGGACTACACTGTGAGCACCGGGCCGATATACGGACTTGAGTCAGGCGACATCATCCGCGTACAGAACATGGAAGGGACCGGCCAGCGCGGTGTCCTAGTAGGAGGGACAATCGGGCTCACCGCTGAGGATGCGTGGTCCCTTACCGTTCGGATGTATAACAGCGTTGGCCGGTGGGGACGTACCCCCCGCGTGACGTTCAGCGAGGCTACCGACGTCAAAGAGGTCCGCGATGATGCCGACTGGGTGGACGTCGCGAGTAAGACGGTCGACACCACAGGCAACAGCAAGAAAGGTTGGAACGCTACCGGCGGTGCGCTCACAGACGGTGGCGCGCACATGGTGTTCAAGTCCAACGGGTCCGCGACCACCGAGGTCGGATCGTCCAATGTGTTCACCATGCCCGCGGAGCATCGTATCCGCGTGCGGTTCAACATTCGCAGCAAGACCCGCACCATCTACATTCGTTCCTATGTGGACCCAAACCAGGCCGGTCGCACGTGGACACCTAAGCGCACCAAGATTGAAAAGGACCACACTCGCACGGTGTCAGCTGACGTCACGGTGGGGACCGGTGGAACGTTCAGTGTGGGGTTTGACGTGTCGCTGAACGCTGACGGGTCCGGCACCCTCCCCGCCAACACTCTGGTGTGGATATCCGAGGTAGACGTGGCCATAGCAAAGAGGCAAGTCCAATGACCGGACCGCAGAACCCCTTTGAGCAGCTGGTGGCGTTAGCGCGTGACCCGCTGAGCGCGCGTATGCGTTTCTGTACGGTCACCGCCGTGGACCCCGTGACGCTCATGTGCAGTGTGGACGATGGCAGCGGGGAGGTTGTCGACGCGTTGCCGTTCTACGGTGGTGTTCCTGCCGTTGGCGAATCCGCGTTGTTGGCTACGTTCGATAGCGTCGCTGCGGTCATCACCGCTGGTGTCGGTGGCTCGTCCACATGGGACGGTGGTACGGCCAGCCTGGCGTCGCATTTTCTGTCCACGCTAGAGGTTGACGGTGCGCTGTCGCTCCATAGTGACCTCATCATGGGTGACTACACTGACACCGGGGACACGTTCCGTATCCGTGGACTGTTCGCACCGGACCAGATAGAGTCTCGCGTCTATCTCATGTCCGGTGGTCAGATTGCGATTGCACTGATTGAGAACGGGGTGGAGGTCAACCGGTTCCGTATCAACCGTGACGGGTCTGTCGCAATTGGACCGACAGGCGGGGTTATCCGCAACGTTCCGTTTGCCTCGTGGTTCGGAATCGCGAACCTCCCCGCCATCGCGGCTGGTGGGTTCTCGCAGGTTCAATGCAACTTCCCCGCTGGACGGTTCACCGTGCCACCCATCGTGGTGGTCACCGCCAACAACTCAAACGTTCTCGCTACCTGCGGCGGCGCTACAGCGGCCAGTGTCCAGATTGTTGGCCGCGAGTACCAGGCTGGTTCCTCTGGCGGTACCGTCGTCTACGTCCACGCATTCCAGTACTCACCCACCGCCGCGTCAGGCTGACGGGTCCCACCCGGGGAGCGTCCACAATGGAAGGAAACCAGGCATGTCCGGTCCACTCACACACAGTCCAGACCCGCAACACCTAGGCACCGGCGCCGGTACCGCAGCGGCGCAGACAGCCGTGCCACGCCAATACGCGGACCCGTCCGGTATCGGCTACACCGATGAGGACCCCAACGCGCCGGACATCCCCGCTACCGGCGCAACAGCGGGAACCCCCGGAACGTTCACACCAGCGGGATGCGTGGTCCCCGCCAACGCTGCGGCCATGGCTGGCATCACCGCGAGTCCCGCCACGCTCTGGACCGTGGGACAGCACGTGATCACCGGTGATGGCATTCACCGGCACTGGAACGGGACCGCGTGGGCTACCGGGGATGGTCCCGTGGTGGCTGTAGCCCGCTGAGAGGTCCGCACAGACACCAACGGCGCGTCTCCCCACCCTCGTCCGGGGAAGCGCGCCGTTGGTCTGTGTGCGGGCTGTCAGGCTGCCCGTTGTGCCGTGATGCTCTCTAGCCACCCCGGCAGGATGCGGCTGAGTCGGTCCCGTGTGTTGGCTGCGGTGGACTTGACCCGCGCCACGGTCGGCAACCGCACCGCGATACCCAGCGGGAACGCTGAGAGAACTAGCTCCCGCCGTTCCTCGCGGTTCCCCTCTGACTTGCTCCACTCCCGCTCAGCCTCGTCGCGACTGTGGACCCGCGCCGGTTGTCCGTCATCGGTGAGCGCGTCCCGCCTGGACTCAAGCTCGCGGACCATCGTGGCGTTGTCGGTGGTGACGCGCACGTACTCATCATCATCAAGGCTGCCAGCCTGGTACAGCGCGGTAAACCGGCGCTTACGCTCGCGGACCCGTTCTAGCTCCACCTCAATGCGGCCACGCTCGCTGTTGCGCGCCGCGATTCGGTGACCGTTGCGCGGGTCGCTCAGTGTCTCCACCACGTACTCACCCACCACGGCATCCAACACCGCAGCGTTGACGGTGACGCGTCGGCAACCGATGGCACCGTTACAGCGGTAGGACGGGCCGGACACCAGCAACGTGTTTCCACACTCTGCGCACCGCAGCAACCCACCGAGCAAGTGAGTCTGTGTGGTTCCAGCTGGACGTCCCCCGCTGCGCTCTGCGCGGGATGCGAGTACGGCGGTGAACCGTGACCACGTGGCTTTGTCCACGATGGCCACCGCGTTGTGAGCCTCACCCACGATGGTCCGCGAACCGTGGTCCCCTAGCGTGAGATAACCCGCGTGGCGCGGCTGTTGCAAAATTGTGGACACCTTAGTGACGTTGAAACGCTGTCCACCGCGTGAGGACAGCCCGCGCCGGTTCCACTCATCCGCCACCGCTTGCCACGTAGCGCCGTTGGTGACCTCTGGGATGGCCCACGCGATAGCGTCACGCTCTGCCGTAAGCGTTGCCTCGTCGCGTCCCCCGTGGCCAAACACGTCCGTGGACTGGTAACCGCCTAGTCCGTCGCTGCGTCCCTCACCCTCCCGTTGCGCCGCGTACTTCCGTGCCAGTCGCTCTGACTTACGGTCGCTCTCTTGCTGAGCGAACATGGTTTGTAGACGCAGCATCATCCGTCCGTCTGATGTGGACAGGTCAAACTCACCTGAGTAGCTCAGGAACACTGCGCGGTTGACGGTGGCCACCGCAATGAGTTGCTCAGCCTCGCTTAGCTGACGGGTCAACCGGTCACTGTTCCACGCTGCGATGCCGTTGGACTCACCGGACGCAACGCGGGCTAGCCCGCTGAGGAACGCGGGTCGCTTGCCTCGCGGTTTCCAGGCTGAGAGGTTCCAGTCAATGAGGGTTTCCCCTAGCCGGTAGTTGCCGCGTAGCAACATTTCCAGAACGTCGGTGGTCTGCCGCTCCACCTTTACGGCGGTGGGGTCTGCCGATGGCGAGATGCGCGCGTACGTGTCCAGGCGCGGCGCGGTGGCGTAGGCGGGGTCCGTGTCGCGCTCCCGCAACGTGGCCACAAGCTCCGCAATGCGCGCGGTGGCCACGGGGTTGAGTACGGCTGTCCGGCGGGTCACAGGGTCACCTCAGCAATGATCGTTTCCGAGGTCACGCGGACCAACAGACGGAAGCGCGTCGCGTCGGTGCCGTGGTGGACAGCCAGCCACGCTAGGTGTTGCTGTCCGGCTGCCTCACTGTCGTGGGGTGAGTACCGGCTGTCGGTCCAGTTCCACACTCGGCTAGGACGTTCCTCCCCTAGCTGGACCACCCACTCAGTGACGGTGGCCGCGCCGATCGGTTCCAGGGTCGCGCGCGCCACCAGCGGCACAGTCCCGTACTCAGCGGCGCGCTGAGCCTCCACCCCCGCAATCCCCTCTGGATCTTCCATGCTGATCAGCCGGACGCCTGCCGCTGCGGTGTCGCGCGGGTCCGCGATGATGGCCACCTGTGCAACCCACTCCCAAAGGTCGGCGGGGGTGTTGGTGGACGCGAACAGCGAGCGTCGGTGTTCACCGCCGCGCCGGTAGCTCACCGCGCCACCGAACATCGAGACGGAAACGATCTTGGTGCGGTGGACTACCGACTGGCCTAGGTTCCCCTCGGTAGTCCAGTCCTCACCGAGCAACGCGGCTAGCTCGGCTGCCTCTGCGGTGATCTTTTCCATGTGGGTGCGGGGGTTAAAAGCGCTGGTCACGGTGTTGCCTCTCGTCCTGGTGGGTGGTGCGAGTCCTAGGGTATACCTCCCCGCGCCGAACGGTGCGCAGAGGTAAACACATGTGAGGGATTACGCAGGTCAGACGGTGTATCCACCGCGTTACCCACACCGTGTGGGCAGCGCGACAGCGAGATCATGACCGGTCGGGGTGACGGAAGTCAACGGGGGTGACGGAAGTCGCTCCCGTTCCGTATGTCCGCTTTGACCTAGCCGCTCGCGTCGGTAGCCTCGTGGGTTCCACCCACCGCACCGCGAGGAACCGCAACCATGAAACGAACCGTCAGGCGCGCCGCTGTGGCCGCTGTGTTGGCCGCTAGCGCGCTGTTGGGTATGACCGCGTGCCAGAGCGAGCGTGAGGAATGCCTAGCGATCAAGGCAGACCTGAGGGATATCCGCGCGGACATGATCGAATACTCAACCGCGCAAGGCGAGGGACGTCCGACCGTGGGGACGTTCGCGGACCTCACTGCGCGGCTGAGTGAGGCGTGGCGCAAGGGTGCTCACTGCGGGACCGATGGCGTGGACCGGTGGGACCCGTCTGAGCCCGCCTGACGGACCACGACGGAAGCTAGGGGGAGCGTTGCCACGGGGGTAACGCTCCCCTTTTCGTTGTCTCCCTAGGGATTCTCACGCGATCTTCATTCGTCTTAGCAAATACACTAGAGTGTTTGCGCTATAGCATTAACGCTACATTCCTGATCATCCTTAATGGATCGAATCTTGAACGCTCCCCTTGGAAACCAAGCGGTTGAGCCAAAATCCACTCTCTGAACTACACCGCTGTCATTTCCTTACTCGCCAGTAGTTCCGTCATTGTCCTTTGTCGACGGTAGTTAATCGGTGGTTGACCCTCGGTGCCGGTAGCGGTGGACTTCCCCCACAACAGCCCACCGAGCTAGGGGGTTCACATGCCTAAGCCGATCGGCGGTGAGCGTTGGTACTCACGAACCGAGGCATGCCAGGCGCTAAGCATTTCAATGTCCACACTGGAACGCGCATTGCGGGACAGAGAGATCCGCTACAACAAACGAGGTTGGCGCGTCTACATCAGCCAGTCCGAGATTGACCGCTACATCGCTCAGCACGCGCGGCCCGACTGGGTACAGCCCGTGATACCAGGACTTGAGTCCCTGGACCAGCCGTACGTGATGTCCGATGTGGACGTAAACCGGGCGGCAGCCTCATATGGACGCTTGTCGAAAGGCGAGCCCGCGGCATAGGGAGTATCCACAATGGATGCGGACGAGGAATACGAGGACATGGCAGAGGTAGAGCTACCGCCGGACATGGTGGAAGCGCTACGGGTCTACACCGTGGAACGCGAACGGGTGAAGTACCACGCCAAGCAAGCGGACAAGGCGCGAGACACCCTGATTGCGTTCCTGCGGGACAACAACGTGGTGTTTGGACTGGTGGACCACGAACCACGGGTGAAGCTCACCGTGGCTGTCAGGCGCGGTATCGACATCGCGCGGTTTACCGCTGAGCGTCCGGCGCTGTTCGCACAGTACAGAAAGGACAACACCGCGACGTCCCTCACGCTGGTGGGGAAGCACCGGGGAGCGCGGGACGATGGGTGACGGGGAAAGGTTCCTGTACCGGCGAATCGTCAACGGCGTTGACGTTGTGGGGCCGGACGCTAACGGCAACATGATTACCGAGCGAACACCTCTGGCGGAGGTTGCTAACGCTCGCGGCATAGCCGGTGCGATGAAAGTTGTTACCTATGGGTGGGTGCCAGACCGTGACCCCGCGATTGCCGTACGTCCTCCGTACAGTCTCATGTGGATTGAGCATCACAAGGTAGTAGCGCCTGACGCGCGTCCAGGCGCAACCGAACGGGTCGCAAGCTGCTTTCAGGACATCCCCGTATCTGAATTCAGTAGCGGGATGAGTCGGTTCAAGGTTGGTCCGGAAGCCAACCCTCCCTCCAATGTGGTCGGTGTCCTGATAGGCACCGTGTTTATCGATAGCAGTCGGGGATTCGTTGTGAGTCCCCGAATTTCGATAGGGGTGGGGTATGACCGCACTGGCATAGCGGTGTGGCAAACCATTGTGATGGATGCGCAAGGTCAGAAATGGTGGCCCGCTGGTTCGCTAGAGAAAACAGCAGAGATCTTTACGGGCTGGACGCTGGACACGCTAGCGCTTATGCACTGTCGCAACGTATCGACGCGTCCGGTGACACGAGGGGACCCACGGAAGCGCCACCGGCACCCGTGGCGGTATGAGCATCACGTTATCGACATCCCTGGACTTGACCGACCGGCGAGCGTCGGTGGGTCGAAAAGATCCGGCGACAACACCACCGCGTTGCATATGGTCCGCGGTAACTATGCAACGTACACAGAGGACAGACCGTTGTTTGGCCGCGACGTTGGTACGTTTTGGCGTCCAGCGCATGCGCGGGGGAAGTACGTCAACGGGCTGGTAACCAAGGAATACCGCCATGACAACACCTGAACCAGCGCAAGCGTGGGCCCAACCGCAACCAGTCAAGGCGCCAACCCTGGACCCAGACGCATACGCGCTCGCCGATGTCTTGCGCACCCTGATTGCGCTAGGGAGCTTCACCACGGCGCGGTCTACTCAGGTGAGCCTAGGCAGTAGCGAGGCTGGTCACCCGTGTGACAGGCGGTTGGCTTACAAGCTCCGGCGCTCCGACCCCGCGACGTCCACCGCCTGGACTACAGCGCAGGTCCAACAGCAACCGGCGCACGCGAACCTACGGGACCCGCTGCGCGCGCTGGTGGGGTCCGGTTTCCACGCTGCGGTGGCTGAGATCTTCACTCGCCTTGACGGTGGCTCTGGACGGTTCCTCGTGGAGTCCAGTGTGGAGTACCGCGGGACGCCTGGCACGGCAGACCTCTATGACCGTTGGACTGGAACGGTTATCGACTGGAAGTCCTCACTCAAATCGAAAATCTCGCATATCCGGCGGGATGGTCCATCCGCGCAATACCTGACACAGGTCCAGCTGTACGGCGCTGCGCTCAAAGCTCGCGGTGAGGACGTGCGCACCGTTGCTCTCGCGTGGGTGCCGGTAGATGGCGAGCTATCGGGGGTCTACGTCTGGCGCGCGCCGTTTGACCAGACGGTGGCTGATGAGGCTATTGACCGGCTGGTCCGGCTCAGAGGCTTACCGCCGGAGAAAGCGCGCGCCACCCCGGACCGGTTGTGTCCGTGGTGTTCCCACTACCTACCGGGGTCAACAGATCTCACCATCGGTTGTCCAGGGGAGGTCAAAAAGTAAGTGTCCTAACGGGACAGACAGGAGGACAGCATGAGTTGGAGCCTCGCGGGGAACCTGGACAGCCGGTCCGATTCGGTTAAAGCCGAGTACCCCGGAATCACCATCTGGTCCATTGGGGACCAGTCGCACCAGTCCAAGAATTCCGACCATAACCCCGACGCGCGAGACATCGTCCACGCCATCGATGTCATGACGTACAGCGACACGGCGCGCGGGGAGGCGGTAAAGGACTGGTGTCTAGAGGACACCACGGACCTGGAATACGTGATCTTCAATCGCAAGATTTACAGCCGTAGCAACGGATTCGCGGCCAGCAACTACAGCGGGTCGGACCCGCATGAGGACCACGTACACATCAGCGGGAAGCACGGAAACACCGGTTACAGCGATGCCACCGGCACCGGTTATGACACAGCAGCAGAGGCGTATCGACCTGAGGGGATGGACGGAATGGCTTACAGCGAAGCGGACATGCAAGCGTTTCCATGGCAATACGATGGCCGTGGAATGCGGGGTGTCCCAGAGGGACAGTCGACACTGTGGACGTTCGGCGAGATCTACGCCAACCTCTTGGCAGTGATGGAGAACCAGTCCAAGATGCTCGCGACTGTCGATGCCATCAGCCAGAAAGTTGAGGACCTGACCAACCGGCGCGAGAGCGGACCCCGACCAGGAGATGACGGGTGACGTTCGTATGTGGACCGTGCCGCGTAGGCGACCACCACGACTGTCCTAAGGGGACGTGGTGCGACTGTCAACACAAGGTAAGCAAGTGAGCACACCGCTTGCGGTCTGTCTCGGTGGGGTCATCGTGGCTGCGGCTGTGCTGATAACGGGAGCCATCATCCTGTGGCGCGAACCAACAGAAGACGATGACCCCACCGCAGAGGACGAATTCGGAGAGCTTTAGAGAGGGACGAGGTATGCAACCGCAACCGCAGCAATGGCCACCGCAGCAAGGTGGCTACACACCGCCGGCACCGGCATGGAACCAGCCTGAGGCTGTCCAGTCGTTTTCGTGGGACAACCTCCACAACCAGACGGTGATCTGGATTCAGGGTGGTTACCACCCCGTGGTCCAGACGCAGAGCTTTGGCGCAAAGCCCGCAGCCCGCGGGACACTCATTGTCCTAACGGGACAGTTCGCTGGCCAGGCGTATGAGGATCGATTGGTGTTCGGCCAGAAGATGCTCTCGCAACTCAGCGCGTATCCACAGGGGTTTGTGCTGTTGGCCCGCGTAGTGCCGGACGGTAAGTCCGTGGTGTTCGACCGGTACGGGGACTATGACGCTCAGGTGGCATCGCACTGGCAGGCACAGAACCCTGGACTACTGGAACGTCACGTGGCTGGCGCGGTCAACAACTTCCACGAGGAATCACGGAAGATGGCCGCTAGTCCAGGCGGGCAGGCGCCGGTGAACCCCGCGCCACAATGGCAGCCACCAGCCGGCCAGTATCCACAAGGGACGCAACCCGGGTACGGGCAGCCGCTACCGCAGCAGCAACCCAACGCGGTCCAGTACGCGGACGCTGGACTGGTCCCCGGTGGAGCGAACATGACCACGGGTCCGGCGGTGGAGAGCTACGGGCAGCAAGCGCCACCCCCTCCACCGATGCCCGCTGGTCCAGCTGGACCCCCGAACCAGCAACACGTCCAGACCTACCCCAACGGCGCTAGTGGTTTGGGGTACCAGCAACCCCCGCAAGGCGCTCAGGGACCCGCTCAGCCCGCGCAACCGCCTACTCAGCCGGTACCGGCTGAGGATGGCATCCCGTTCTAGGGGGTAGAGGGTGTCAACCGATGTCGCGCGCCTGGACCTCACAGAGGCAAAGGCGTTTGAAATCAGACGGTGGGCTGTCGGGCTACGTGACCAGATTCAGGGGATCACGGACCCCGACACCCTCGCAGAGTTGTCCGCGCTGTTGGTGGGTGCGCGTCACCGGTTGCGACAACTCAAAGAGGAGGTGGTGGAGGCTGAGCGCACACACGTGGCGGTGGTCCGTCGCCTAGGTGAGCTGTTGGGACCGGCCACGCATGCGCCGGGGTTGTCGGACGAGCATGCCGCGTTACCCAAACAGCTGCGGACCACCGCGCGAGCGTTTGCCGACTATCCCGCCGTGGTGGAAGACGGGATGAACCGCGAAAAGGTCAGCGTGTCCGCGATTTACCGGCGCATTGCTGACCTGCGAGCGTCCGAAACGATGGCAGAGGTAGCGCAGCGGGTCAGTCGTGACGTGACCTCGCTGTCCGTCCAGCCTGGACAGATATGGGTACTCGGTGACCATCGGCTCTACTGCGGCCACGCCAGTGAGGACCCGTTCGTGGCCATCCTGCGGGACACGCAGCCGTCACTAGCCTATGTGGACATACCCCGGGAAGTTGGGCCGGACATGTTCTGGCTGGCTCAGTACGTGGACCTGTTCGCGGCTGCGACTGAGGTTGACGACATGGCCAGGGTTATGTCCAGAGTGGACAAGCAATACCGCTGGACGCTGCAATTCATCCACAACACCGCAGAGGCTATGCCGGTGGGACAGTCGCACTGTTGGCCGCTGGTGCTGTTCGCGGACGCAGCGGTCAAGCTCGATCTGACGAGCGATTATCACCGCGTCCGCGATGACATCAGCACCTACACCGACGGCCGCCGGCCGCTATCGATGTTCATCAAAATTCTCGAGGTTCTGTCCAATAAGGACGAGGTGGTGGTGGACCCGCGGGCTGGCATCCACGGGCTCACATTGATGGCAGCCGAAAAGCTGGGTAGGCGTTG